TTACAGGAACTGGAAGATCATCTGGTGCGGTTGACTCAACACTTGAACGGCTGAGAGAAGAAGCGGCTCGTACTGGCAACATGACCAAAGTCATTCAGTACAAATCGCAGAAACGATCAGCATCCAAATAATTTATTAGGAGCTTATTATGAGCAATAGTTTTTCAAAAGAAGAGCGTGTAGCGTTTGAGGACATCCTCGAAGGCTTTAACGATGCTTTGGTTTTATCCCGCAACGTGTCCATCTACAACACAGATGGCTCAATGATGGAACGCACCAACAACGTTATCTATCGCCCCCAGCCTTACATCGCACAATCGTATGATGGCATGGATCAGACCAACAACTTCACAGCTTACACACAGCTTGCAGTACCAGCGACACTCGGCTTTCAAAAGTCTGTGCCGTTCATTCTGGATGCTTTGGAACTGCGTGATGCGTTGCAAGAAGGTCGTTTGGGCGAAGCTGCCAAGCAGAAACTTGCCTCTGACATCAACATTTCAATTATGAATGTTGCTGCAGCCCAAGGTTCTTTGGTTGTGACCGTGAACACCGCTGCTGGTGATTATGATGATGTGGCCTTGTGCGACAGCATTATGAACGAGCAGGGCGTACAGTCCTTTGACCGTTACTTGGCTTTGTCAAGCCGTGACTACAACGGCATCGCTGGCAACATTGCTGGTGGAGCTACTGGTGGTGGTGCATCCCGCAGTTTCGCTGGCACTAAGTCCAACACCGCTTTTGAGCGTTCTTTCGTTGGTATGGTTGCAGGCTTTGAAACTTACAAGTTGGATTACGCTAACCGCTTGGCTGCACGTGTTGGTTCTAACACCACCATGTCCACCTTGGCTTCTGCCAACAACTACTATGTTCCAGTTGCCACTTCTACCGCAGTGACAGGCGAGACCCAGAACGTTGACAACCGCTTCCAGACCATCACTGTCACATCGACAACTGATCTGCGAGTGGGTACACCGTTTGAAATCTCTGGTGTTGAGGCTGTGCATCACATCACTAAGCAAGGTACTGGCTTTGCCAAGACTTTCCGTGTGGTAAGCATCACAAACTCAACCACTTGCGTTATCACACCTCCAATCATCTCTGCCCAAGGTGGAACTGATGCCGAGTTGCAGTATCAAAACTGCATCGTGACACCTAACGCCTCTGCAACAATGACCCGTTTGAACTCGACTACTGCACCTATCAACTGCTTCTGGCAGAAAGATGCATTGGAGATTTTGCCTGGTCGTTACGCTGTTCCCTCCGATGCTGGCGTTGCAGTGATGCGTGCCTCCACCGATCAGGGTATCGAGTTGGTCATGCAGAAGCAGTACGATGTCAACACCATGAAGACCAAGTATCGCTTGGACACCCTGTATGGTGTGGTCAATAAGCAGCCAGAAATGTCTGGTATTTTGCTATTCAATCAGGCTTAAGGAGTAAATCATGAGCTATCAAGTAATTTTTGCACAAGGTACAGCTACTGTTGCAGTACCAGCAGGCGAGAAAATCGCTGTTCAAGCATTCTCTCCCGCACAAGTGTTTCAAGAAGTTGGGTTTCCCCAATTCCCTGAAGCCAATGATTTGCTGACAACGGTTGACAACACCACCTATGTATCAAGCGCATTTACCAATGCCACCAACGTGATTATTCAAGCTGGTGCATCGGGCGCTTACTATTCAGTGGGTGTTTCACCTGATATCAGCAACAATGGCAACTGGCAACCTCAAGGTGCGCCAGCCAACATTGCTGATGGCGGCTCGATGGCGGCAACTGCTGCCAACGTGTTGACAGGCATCATCACTGCTACTCCCACAGCAAGCCGTGACATTCAATTGCCAACAGGTGCAAACCTTGATTTGGCAACTGAGTGGGCCATCGGTGATTCGTTTGACTTCAGCGTCATCACTTTGGCTGCATTTGCTTTGACTCTTACAGTCAACACAAACGTGACCATCGTTGGTTCTGCTGCAACTGCGGCTACGGCTGGTGCATCTGCACGTTTCCGTTGCCGTAAGACTGCGGCTGACACTTTTGTCGTTTATCGCATCGGTGGTTAAACCAAGACAGGCCAGCAGAGATGTTGGCCTGTTTTACTTAGGAGAGCAAAATGCCAATGAAAAAAGGTTACTCAGACAAGACCATTTCCAAGAATATCAAAATGGAAATGAAATCAGGCAAGCCCCAAAAGCAAGCCGTTGCAATGGCACTTGGTATGGCTACTAAGTCGGCAAAAGCCGCTGGCAAGCCTAGCAAAGCACCAATGAAAAAATGATTAAGTCAGCCGCAATCATTAAGACCAAAACTCTCGCCCCGTGGCGGGAGTTGCGTTTGCAAAAGCGCAAACTCAAAAAAGAGCAAGCCATCGAACGCAAGCTGAATAAAGTCTACTATCCATCACCGATTGGCGCACAAGTTATTGATGTGCCTGATGAATCAATTGAAGTTGTTGAGGCTGTTGATGACAGCCCACCAACTCGTGAGGAAATGCTACAACAGGCTGAAGCCATTGGCATGAAGGTTGACAAACGCTGGTCAGATGCGACACTTCTGAAACACATTGAGGAATCAGCATGGGCTACACAAAACGACAATTCGTAAGCGCAGCCTTTGAGGAAATCGGGCTTGCGTCTTATGTGTTTGATTTACAGCCTGAACAGCTTGAATCTGCCTTGCGTAGATTGGATGCAATGATGGCAGACTGGAACGCCAAGGGCATTCGCTTGGGTTACCCTTTGCCATCCAGCCCACAAGATAGCAGCCTAGATGAAGAAACCCTTGTGCCTGACTCGGCTTACGAGGCCATTATTTGCAGTCTAGGCATTAGACTTGCCCCAAGTTTTGGCAAGCAAGTAATGATTGAGACCAAGACGACTGCCAAGCAGGGTTACGACATTCTGTTACAAAGAGCCACATTCCCGCTTGAACAGCAACTTCCGGCAACGATGCCTGCTGGTGCTGGCAATAAGCCTTGGAGGGTCTACGATAATCCGTTTATCAGACCACCAGCCAACCCTGTTACTGCTGGCCCTGATGGGCCTCTCGAATACTATTAAGGACAGTCATGCCACAAATCAATCAGTTACCAGTACTCAGCACTGTTTCAAGCGGAGACCAGTTACCCGTTTATTCGCCCAATAATGGGGATGCAAGACGTTTGTCCATTGGCAATCTGTTGACTTTCTTTCAACAGAGTTTTGCATCGCCAACGCTGTCGGTGAATCTGTATGTTCCTGGCTCTGGGTTCAACATTACCGTTCCAACTCCAGTTAGCCAAGATCAATGGATGCTGTTGCAACCTGCTGGAACACTGGCAAGCGGCACGATTACCCTGCCTTTGAATACTGGAGTGCCTGATGGCACTACGGTGCTGATTACGACCACCCAAGAGATTACCTCACTGACGATTGCGCTGAATGGTGCAACTGCTCTTTATGGTGGCGTGACATTCTTGGGTGCTGGTACTGCAACAGCCATTCGGTTTTATCAGCCTACAAACTCTTGGTATCAGATTAATGCTGAGACTGTTTATGCTGCGGGTATGCAAGCATTTTTGGCGACACCATCAAGTGCCAATCTACGGGCGGCAATGACTGATGAAACAGGCACTGGTCTGTTGGTATTTAACACCAGCCCAACTTTCGTAACACCAATTCTTGGCACACCAACATCAGGTACGCTGACCAATTGCACAGGTTTGCCTGTTGCTGGTGTAACTGGACTTGGCGCAAATGTAGGTGCATTTTTGGCAACCCCATCAAGCGCAAACTTGGCGGCAGCATTAACCGATGAAACTGGCACAGGCGCAGTCGTATTTGCAAATACACCTACATTGGTGACTCCAAATATCGGTGCAGCCACAGGAACAAGTCTAGCAGTCACAGGGTCACTTAGATCATCTGGTACGGCTGGTGTGGGTTATTCCACAGGCGCAGGCGGTGTAGTTATTCAAGGCACAAGCCGAACCACAGGTGTGACGATTAATAAAACAACTGGTCAAATCACATTATTTTCTGCGGCAGGCACAACCAGTGCAACCACTTTCACTGTGACCAACAGCACCGTTGCGACAACCGATGTGATTATCCTCAATCAGCACACTGGCACTGATTTGTATGATTTGATGGTCACTAAGACAACCTTGGGTTCTTTTGATATTACATTTCGCACCACTGGCGGCACAACAACTGAACAGCCAATATTTAACTTTGCAGTTATCAAAGGCGTGGATTCATAATGGCAACCAAGCCAAAGTCATCTGTCAATGAGGCTGGCAACTACACGAAGCCAACCATGCGTAAGCGTCTCTTTGAGGAAATCAAAGGTTCGGCTGTGCAAGGCACTGCGGCTGGTGAATGGTCGGCTCGCAAAGCCCAACTGTTGGCAAAGAAGTACAAAGAAAAAGGTGGCGGTTATAAATGAAAGCCACACAAAAAAGCCTCAAAGATTGGTCAAGTCAAAACTGGCGCACCAAGTCTGGAAAGCCATCGTCTGAAACAGGCGAGAGGTATCTGCCTGAGAAGGCGATTAAAGCCTTGAGTGCGGCTGAGTATGCGGCAACCACACGAGCAAAGCGTGAGGCTACAAAGGCTGGAAAACAATTTGCCAAGCAACCTAAAAAGATTGCTGAAAAGATCAAGGGGTTCAGATGAAAAGCCCAGCCTATGCACGAAAGGAAGGCCAGAATCCCAAAGGCGGCTTGAACGCCAAGGGAAGGGCTGCGGCAAAGGCCGAGGGCATGAACCTAAAGCCTCCTGTCAAGTCTGGTGACAATCCTAGAAGAGCATCGTTCTTGGCTCGCATGGCTGGCAACGCTGGCCCTGAATACAAAGACGGTGAACCCACTCGATTGCTGTTAAGTCTGAGAGCATGGGGCGCATCGTCTAAAGCAGATGCCAAAGCCAAGGCAAAACGCATCTCTGAACGCAACAAGGCCAAGTGATGCAGATACCTATCCTGAACGGCATTTTTACTGACAGCACCCCTGAACTGCGTACATCGTACCCAGTGAATCTTGTGCCTGTGCCAAAACAATCAGGCATCAGTAATGGGTTTCTACGACCTGGCGATGGAATTGTGGCAAACGGCACAGGCCCAGGCATTGACCGTGGCGGCATCAACTGGCAAGGCAACCTATATCGGGTAATGGGTACAAAGTTGGTGGAAATCGACAGCGCAGGCACAGTGACTATATTGGGCGATGTGGGTGGGCCAACAGATCAACTTGTAACTTTTGATTACAGCTTTGATTTACTTGCGATTGCATCCGGTGGTCGCTTGTATTACTGGAATGGCACAACCTTGACGCAAGTGACTGACCCTGATTTGGGTGTGGTGCTTGATGTGGTGTGGGTTGATGGTTACTTTATGACCACAGATGGCGAGTTTTTGATCGTCACAGAACTGACAGACCCAACTCAAGTTAATCCGTTGAAATATGGTAGTTCTGAAGTTGACCCAGACCCAGTAGTTGCGCTACTAAAATTGCGAAATGAAATCTTTGCACTGAACCGCAATACGATTGAGGTATTCGATAATGTGGGTGGTGAGTTATTCCCATTTGCTCGAATTGATGGCGCACAAATCCAAAAGGGCGTTATTGGGACATTTGCTTGTTGTGTTTTTATTGACCGCATTGCGTTTTTAGGTAGTGCAAGAAATGAAGCGCCATCCATCTATGTTGGTGCAGCAGCCACCACCCAGAAGGTCAGTACGCAGGAAATTGACAATCTTTTGTTGGAATACACCGAAGCGCAGTTATCCTTAGTCAAGTTAGAGGCCAGAAATGACAAGAGTCATCAACACCTTTATGTGCATTTGCCTGACCGAACCATAGTTTATGACGCATCAGCATCTGAGGCTTTACAGACTCCTGTGTGGTTCACCCTGACCACAACCCTAGCTGGGTTTGCACAATACCGAGCCAGAAACTTAGTTTGGGTGTACGACAAGTGGATGGTGGGCGACCCGCAGTCCACCAATATCGGTTACTTGGTGCAGGACACAGGGCATCATTGGGGGCAACAGGTGCGCTGGGAGTTTGGCACATTGATTGTCTATAACGAGAGCAATGGTGCGATATTTAACGAGATGGAACTTGTCAGCCTGACGGGTAGCATTGCATTGGGCAAAAACCCAAAAATCAGCACCAGCTACTCTTTGGATGGTCAGACTTATTCACAGGAAAAGTTTATCTCTGTCGGTACGATTGGCAACCGCCAGAAGCGTTTGGCTTGGTTTCAGCAAGGTCACATGAGGAACTGGCGCATCCAACGTTTCCGTGGCGATAGTGATGCCCATGTGTCTTATGTGCGCCTTGAGGCGCAGATTGAAGCATTGGCATACTGATGGCAACCGCACCCATCTCCCGCAAGCTAAATCTGACGCGAGATCAGCTTGCTGAGTTCCTGACCGATCAGCAACAGATCAGACAGTTTGAGTTGCTGTTTTCCACAGTTGACCAATTGCAAGTTATTGTTGGGACTGATTTTGAGTTTCAAGCAGACAATGCAGCGGCTGGCGCAAATTCAGCATTGGCGCAGATTATTGCTTTGGCGCAAGAGACTAATGTTAATGATGCAGCATTGGGCGCAAAGGCACAGGATGCACTAGATAGAATCGCATTGCTGGCACAAGAAACTGCGGTGACTGTGGCATTGGCTGAAAGTAAAGCAAATCAGGCTTTGGCATTGGTGGATAAACTGAATAAAGCGGTTGAGGGCTTGCAGATGACCCCACCGCCACGGGAGTTCAAACGAGCAAGATATGGGTCGTTTTACGACACCACCACCCAGACAGCTACCACAATTAACACAGCTAAAGCCATCACGTTCAACAACACTGATCTGAGCAATGGGGTATTTATTGGAACTCCAACATCAAGAATCGTAGTGGATAGTGAGGGAATCTACAACTTTGACACCTCGTTCCAGTTGGATAAGACTACTGGCGGCACGGCAGAGTTCTATTTTTGGTTTCGTCTAAACGGTGTGGATGTGCCAGATAGCGCAAGCCAAATCAGGATTCAGGGAAATGATGCTGAGATTTTTTCATCGCTGAATTACTTTTTTGACTTAAAAGCCAATGATTATGTTGAATTGATGTTTTCAACCACAAGTCTTAGTGTTGAGATTGCTGCTTTTGCTGCGGCTGCACCTCACCCAGGCATTCCATCCATAATTCTCACAGTCAACAACAACATCGGAGGTGTCCAATGACAGTTACAGTAAAAGTGCTAATCCCTGCAAAACAGGCAGAGAATAGCCAAACCACCCAATATACCGCAACAAATGTCAAAGCAATTATTGACAAGTTTACGGTGACCAATACCAGTGCCAACAATGTGACTTTCAGTTGCAACTTGGTAACAAGTGGCGGAACGGCAGGCGCATCAAACCTGATTATCGACACACGCACCATCGTGCCAGATGAGACCTACACCTGTCCTGAATTAGTGGGTCAAGCATTAGACGTTGGTGGTTTTATTTCCACAATCGCAGGGGCGGCAACATCCCTGACCATCCGAGCATCAGGCCGAGAAATTTCATAAGGAGCTAGAAATGAAAGAATTTATGGTTATCCCACGGGGCTTTAATGGCTTGCCGATGGAAGAAGAATTTTTGACCAACGCAGAGAATAAAAAGAACTATGCCGTTGCGGTCGCTGATTGGAACTATGGCCCTGAAATGCCCACCAATGAGCCTGGCGCAAATAAGGAGTTTTATGCTGGTTTGGCAGAGGCGATGCAATGCGATGAAAAAGACGCAAGACGCAAGCATTGCTCAAACTGCGAGTATTACGATAACAGCTTCATGACCCAAGTCAGAATTGAGCGCATCCCAATGGCGGCTTATGACAAGGGCGCAGGATTTAGGGGTCACTGCGAAAAGCTGAACTTTATCTGTAACGATATGCGGGTTTGTCAGGCTTGGGAAGACAGAGAATATGAGGATTGACCTTTTGTCAATTTGTGCGAAAATCAAGCCGCTGAGTTCTGGCATCCAGCGGCCTACCCTAATTAGGAGTTGTGCATGGTTACGGTTGGAATTACAGAGCAGCATTTGATGGAGGTCTATTCAGACCCTTACATCACAAAAGTTGGGCATGATAATCGCCCTGCTGCGCCAATCCAACACCCAAATGTTACATATCTTTCAGCATGGGTTGATGGCAAATTCTCTGGTGCTTTTATGGCTATCAAGCAAAGCGCAGTCGAGTTAGAACTTCATGCTTTGCTTAAAAAATCTGCACTCAAACAATCTCGTGATCTTGGTCTTGCTTGTTTAACTTGGGCATTTGCTCAACCAATATTACGGGTCACTGCTTACATTATTGAAGGACTTGATATGGCAAAGAACTATTGCATCAAGTTAGGCTTCAAAATAGAGGGTTGCAGACGCTGTGCTTGTGTGCAAAATGGTGTAATCAAAGACGTTTATGTGTTGGGCATGACCCGACAGGAATGGGGTGCAATATGAGTTTTATTGGCGATTTAATTGGTGATGTTTTTGGCGGTATTACTGGCGCAAAGCAAGCCGGAAAAGCAGCCGAAGCTGGTGCGGCAACTCAAGCGGCAGCGGCAGGAGCTGGTATTGAGGAACAGCGCAGACAGTTTGACAAACTAGTTGAGTTGATGTCACCTTATGTTGCCGCTGGTGTGCCAGCCCTCACAGCACAACAAGCATTAGTAGGATTACAAGGCCCAGAGGCAGAACAAGCTGCATTAGAACGAATTACTGGTGGGTCAACATTTCAGGAACTTGCAAGACAAGGTGAAGAAGCATTGCTTCAACGAGCATCGGCTACTGGTGGTCTGCGTGGCGGAAACATTCAAGGTGCATTGGCTCAGTTTAGACCTCAGTTATTGAATCAGTTAATTGAACAGCAATACACCCAACTTGGTGGATTAACCAATATTGGACAAGCATCAGCCGTTCGCCAAGCCGCTGCTGGTCAACAAACTGGATTGAATGTTGCAAACTTGTTGGCTAATCAAGCGGCAGCCACTGCTGGTGGTCAAGTGGCAAGAGGTAATGTTGGAAGACAAACCTTTGGCGATATTCTTGGTGTTGCTAAAACTGTTGCTGCTTTTTAAGGTACTGATATGGCTATCAATCCATTACAACAACCAATCAACTATGCTGGAATGATTCCGCAGGTTAACATTGGTCAGCAATTTGCAGAATTAGGTCAAGTTTTAGCAGAGCGTCAAAAACGCACTCAAGCAGAAGAAGTCAAAAAGGCTTATGCGACTGATTTGCAAGCAGTATTAGACAACCCATCTATGAAGGCATTTAATGATTTTTCATTGAAATACCCTCAACAAAGAGAAGCGGTAAAAGATGTTGCAAGTCGATTTACCCAAGAACAACAAGATGCCGAATTTAATATTGGCAGAGATATAGCTGTTTCACTCGAAAACAAAAATCCAGATGCTGCGCTGAATATTCTTAATAAAACAATCGAAGCAAGAAAAAACTCAAATTTGCCCACAACGGTTTACGATCAGATACAACAAATTCTGTCAAATACCGATGACCCAGACCGCATCAAAAAAGCACAAGCGCAAACAAATTTTTCTTTAACTTTGCTTAACCCAGAAAAATTTGGCAAAGTTGTTACATCTTTAGAAAAACAAAGACTTGAACCAAGTGTATTAAAAGAAGCAATAGCTAAAGCTGATGAAGCGGTCGCTAAAGCAACCACAGCACAAGCCACAGCTACTAATGCTCCAGAGAAAGCAAAAGCTGATGCTGCACTAGCAGAAGCGCAAGCACAAAAAGCGCAAGTCGAAGCTGAGTTTGCTAGAGCTAAAACTGTATTAGAGGTGCAACAACAAGCAGCAACTTTACGCAAGACTAATGAAGATATCATCATCGCTAAAGAGAACGCACGTATTGCCGCATTAAATGCAGCGATAGCAAGAGAAACAAACGTTATTAAGCGTGAAGAATTACGGCAAAAAATTGATGATGCAAAAGAAAAACGTGATGCTGCTGATAGAGATCAAAAAGCAACAGTTGCCAATCAATCGGCAGATATTGATAATTTTTTGAATACAGCAGTAAGAATTTTACAAACGCCAAAAGATGTTATCAAATCAGCAACTGGGCCAGTGGCTTCAAGACTGCCAACTTTAAGTGCTGATGTTGCTGACTTTGAAGCACTTGTAGAGGCACTTGGTTCACAAGCATTTATTGCTCAGATTCCAAAAATTAAAGGAACTGGTAGTTTGTCTGAAAAAGAAGGTGATAAATTGCAAGCATCTTTGCAAACTTTAAGCCTTAAACAATCGCCTGCAAGATTAGAAGAAAATGTCAAAGAAGCTGTGCGTTTACTTACAAAAGTACGAGAAAACATAGCCCTTAAATATGGCGTTCAAGCGCCTCCATTAGATGTGCCAGCAAGTGAGTTAAATGTATCGGTAGGCGGAACTACTTACAATTTCCCAACAAAAGCGGCAGCTGATGCTTTTAAAAATTCTGATGCTTACCGCAGAGCCGCAGGGACTAGATAATGGCAACAGAACTTGAAGCACTAGCAAAACAATTGGGTGGCTCGGTTCAGTCGCCTGCTGAGACTTTACGTGTAGAGGTAGGTGGTGTGCCTATTTTTGCCGAAAGTTCAAAAGCAAGCACAATTACACCGCCAGCAGGTTTTCAATTACTCTCGGTAAAACAAGCAGATGTAAAACCATCAGGCTCTTACTTTGATGAAACATTGAATGCTTGGTTGACTCCGACAGTCCAAGCAACTCAAGCAGCCCCAGAACCTGCTAAAACAGAAGACCTTGCGGCACTTGCGGCTCAATTGGGTGGAACTGTTGCAGTGCCATCAACAACCGCAACTGGACTAGCTGGTGCAGCCACAAGGGGTTTGGCTCTGCCTGCGGCTGGTGCGGCTTTAGGTGCTGCTATGGGTGCGCCATTTGCTGGTGTTGGTGCGATACCAGGCGCTATTGCAGGGGCTGGCGCTGCTACTCTTGCAGGATTACTTGGCGACCCTATTGTTGGTTCGGTGAATAGTTTATTTGGTACAAAATACACATTGCCAACCGATGCGATGGCAGACTTGCTGACCCGTGTTGGCGTGGCTGAACCTCGCACTGCGGCAGAACGCATCATGCAAACGACAGCGGCTGGTGCAAGTGGTGGACTTGGTGGTGTTGCTGTGGGTAAAGCCGTAGAAGCTGCTGCAACAAGTCCAGTTACCCGTGAAGTTGGTAGATTGTTGGCAACAACACCAGCACTTCAAACAATTAGTGGTGGCACTGCGGCTGCTGCTGGTGGCCTTGCGAAAGAAGCTGGTGCTGGCACTGCTGGGCAGATTGCGGCAACCGTTGGCGGTGCTTTTGTTCCATCTATACCAGCGGCAACTAGGGCGGTGACTCAGCAAGTGGCAAGGCAGATTGCACCAGCAGGAGCTGGTATTCGTCAAAGAGTTGAACCTACAACGATTCAACAATTACGTGCCGGAAAAGAAGTGCCAACCGAGCCAACGATCACAGAATCTTTACAGAGCATCAAGGCAACTGTTGGTGAAAAAATATCACCACAAGATCAGCAGAATATTAGAAAGCAGATCGAGCAAAGCCCAGACTCTATTGAGGTGGTCAATTTCCGTCTTTCAGGTACACAAGCTGTTCCTGATAATCAAGCGGTGGATGCTATCAAGCAGGGTTGGAAAGATGGCACGATTGCCAGCATCAAGGCTTCCTCTGACAAAGATCGTCAGGCCATGACCAAGATGCTCAATATGTTTAAGATGGGCGAAAAGAGCGAAAAGTTTAGAGCCATTAACAGGCCAGCAGACATTCTTGGTGATACTGTTGATTCAAGAATTCAATTCTTGTCAAGTGCCAACAAACAAGCTGGTGCTGATATAAACAAAATTGCGAATGCTCAATTGCGTGGTCAAAGAGTTGATTTTGACCCTGCCGTAAATACGTTTCTTGATGATCTTGGTGCTTTGGGCGTGAAGGTTGAACTTGACGCAAACGGGGTCGCCAAGGCCAATTTGCAAGGTTCTGACATACAGGGAGACAGACAGGCTCAACGTGTCTTAAACATGGTTCTAGAGCGTTTGAGTACTGTTAAAGCTCCTGATGCTTATGGCGTTCATACAGCCAAGCGATTTATTGATACTCAAGTTGATTTTGGCAAAAGAAGTCTTGCCAATCCGTTGACTGCACAAGCTGAACGCACGTTAAAGAACTTGCGTAGAAATTTGAACACAACTCTTGGTGATAGTTTCCCTGAGTACAGAGCCGCCAATGAGAAGTATTCAGATACCATCACTGCGCTTGATGACTTGCAAAAAGCCGCTGGCACAAACATTGATTTTGATTCAGCAAACGCAAATAAGCAACTTGGCACAGCAATGCGTAAGTTGACCAGCAACTATGGCACACGAGCAAATTTGATTGACGCACTTGACCAAGCCAATAGCACATCGACAAAATATGGCCTGAAGTTAGATGATGACATTGTGAATCAGCTTATTTTTGTCAATGAACTTGATCGTATGTTTGGTGCAGCCGCCCAGACCTCCCTAAAGGGTCAAGTTGCTGAAGCCATGCAAACTGGCGTTGACATAGCTAGAGGTGGAGCAGCAAGACGAGCATTAGAATTGTTGGCTGAAAAGGCTGAAGAATTGCGTGGCATTAACAAAGAGAACGCAGTTAAAGCAATGGAAGAGCTGCTCAAGCGTAAAGCTGGTCAACCCTAAACAGGAGAATAAATAAATGTCAGCACTATCAGTTCAACCACCATATCCAGCATTTGCTGATGCTGATGGACAGCCGCTTGATGATGGTTACATCTGGATTGGCACGGTTAACCTAAACCCAATTACAAACCCGATTGTTGCCTATTGGGATTCAGCAAAAACGATTACTGCTGTCCAGCCGATTCGCACTAGTGGGGGTTATCCTGTCTACCAAGGCACACCAAGCCGAATTTACACCGCAAGCGATTACTCCATCCAAGTACAGAACAAGAACGCCACGGTGGTCTATACCTCGCTGAATGACAATGCTTTTGGTGGTGGCTTTGCTGTGACAAATGCAACTGGCACAGGCACACAAACTATTTATTCAGTCACATCAAGACCCGTGGCAATTTATATCAATGGCGTGTACCAGAATCAAAACACTTACGCATTTGCGAATGGTAATGTTACATTCACAGAAGCACCACCATTAACATCTATCATTGAATTCGTGTTCTAAGGAGAACCAGAATGTTAAAAACAGTATCAGCAATTAACGGTTTTATTAGTCCAACTTTTAGCGGTAATGTCACGCTGTCTAATGGTAACTTAATCATCGGCACATCTGGCAAAGGCATCGACTTTTCTGCAACACCAGGCACAGGCACAAGCGAGTTGTTGGCTGACTATGAAGAAGGTACTTGGACACCTATCCTCCAATTTGGTGGCGCAAGTACAGGTATAGCTTACGTTTTGAACAATGGTTTTTATACTAAAACTGGAAACATTGTTTCTGGAACTTGCTGGATTCTTTTGTCGAGCAAAGGCTCGGCCACTGGAGACGCAACGATTGCTGGACTGCCATTTGCAAATGCTGCTGGCGATGGAAACCAATCGCCTTCCGCAGTCGATGCAACTGCCATTACATTTGTAAACCAAATGGTTGGTACGGTGGAAAAAATATTCACCTACATAAAATTGCGTCAAATAACCAATCTTGGTGGAAACAACGCAGTAACTGATGCCAACTTTGGGAACTCATCTTCGTTGCAGATTTCTTTCCAATACCGCGCTGCTTAAGGAGTAGTTATGAGTCTGACAAAAGTATCGTTTTCAATGATTCAGGGGATGCCTCTGAATGTTGATGACTTTGGCGCTTTAGGAAATGGAGTTGCTAATGATTCTGCTGCTATCGTTGCAGCATTTCAAGCGGGTATTAGTTCTGGTCGGCCTGTTGCGTTTTCGGCTGGTTCAACTTATATGGTAAACGTGAATCAAGTTCAAGTTTCCATTCCTAACAATAAAACTCTGACCATTTTTGGAAATGGCGCATTGATCAAACAATTAACCGCCAACGCAACAGCAGGTAATGGATTTAATTTAATTCAAGTTACTTCAAGTACAGCTTTGACACAAACAACAACGCTGAACATTTACAACTTAAATTTTGATGCAAGCGTTCAGCCCCAGAACTGGACAAGTGCTGTTGGAATTGGGTCAAATGCAATTGATGTAAGA